ATGAAACGTGCGCCTGTCCTGATTGATGTGAATGGCGTTCCGCTTCGTGAAAGTCTCAGCTACATCGGGGGCGGTGCCGGGTTTGGCGGACAGATGGCGGAGTGGTTGCCACCGGCGCAGAGTGCAGATGCAGCTCTGCTGCCAGCGTTGCGTCTGGGGAATGCCCGCGCGGATGACCTGGTGCGTAATAATGGGATTGCGGCGAACGCGGTGGCCCTGCACAAGGATCATATTGTCGGTCATATGTTTCTTATCAGTTATCGTCCGAACTGGCGCTGGCTGGGTATGTGGGAGTCGGCGGCGAAAAGTTTTGTGGCGGAGGTCGAAGAAGCCTGGTCGGAATACTGCGAGGGGATGTTCGGGGAGATCGATGTGGAGGGCAAACGCACCTTTACGGAGTTCATTCGTGAAGGTGTGGGGGTGCATGCCTTTAACGGTGAAATATTTGTGCAGCCGGTCTGGAATGCGGAAAGCACACAGTTATTCCGCACGCGTTTTAAAGCAGTGAGTCCGAAAAGGGTGGACACGCCTGGGCACGGTATGGGGAACCGTTTTCTTCGGGCCGGAGTGGAGACGGACCGGTACGGCAGGGCACAGGCCTATCATGTCTGTGAAGATGATTTTCCGTTCTCAGGTAGGGCTCGCTGGGAGCGGATCCCCCGTGAACTTCCCACCGGGCGTCCGGCCATGTTGCATATCTTTGAGCCGGTGGAGGACGGGCAGACGCGGGGAGCCAACCAGTTTTACAGCGTAATGGAGCGGATGAAGATGTTGGACTCTCTGCAGGCCACCCAGCTTCAGTCGGCTATTGTCAAAGCGATGTACGCGGCCACCATTGAAAGCGAACTGGACACTGAAAAAGCCTTTGAATATATCGCCGGGGAAGAAGGAAGTCAGAACGATAATACGCTGATTAACATGCTGGCAAAGTACACACGCTGGTATGACACCAACATCGTCAAGCTCGGCGGCGTCAAAATCCCGCATCTCTTCCCCGGTGATGCACTGAATCTGCAGACGGCGCAGGATTCAGATAACGGGTTTTCTGCCCTTGAGCAGGCCCTGTTGCGCTATATCGCCGCAGGCCTTGGTGTCTCCTACGAACAGCTTTCACGCGACTACTCGAAGGTCAGTTACTCTAGTGCCCGCGCCTCTGCCAATGAGTCATGGCGCTATTTTATGGGGCGCAGAAAATTTATCGCCGGGCGTCTGGCCACGCAGATGTTTTCCTGTTGGCTTGAAGAGGCGTTGCTGCGGGGGATTATCCGTCCACCCCGTGCCCGGTTTGATTTTTATCAGGCGCGTTCTGCCTGGTCGCGGTCAGAGTGGATCGGTGCCGGCAGGATAGCAATCGACGGACTCAAGGAAGTCCAGGAAGCGGTGATGCGTATTGAGGCCGGTCTCAGTACCTACGAGAAAGAGCTGGCCCTGATGGGTGAGGATTACCAGGACATTTTCCGCCGGCAGGTCAGGGAATCCGAAGAACGGACAAAAGCCGGACTCTCGCGTCCGGTGTTGATAGCACAGACATACCATCAGCAGATAGCGGAGAGTCGCAGGCCGGAAGAGGAGACAACACAACGTGAGCCGTAATCTTTCACATATTTTCGCAGCGGCCTTCAGTGAGCCGCTGTTACTTGAACCCGCCTATGCGCGGGTTTTCTTTTGCGCGCTGGGCAGGGAAATGGGGGCGGCGAGTCTTTTCGTTCCACAGGAGCAGCGGGTGCTGGCACCGCCGGATATGAAGGCCGAAACGGATATATACCTGGCCGAAGGAAAACGTTCGGCACGGGTCTACCGTGTGGTGAACGGGATTGCCGTGCTGCCCGTAACCGGCACGCTGACGCATCGTCTGGGTGCCATGCGATCTTTTTCTGGAATGACCGGTTATGACGGTATCACAGCCTGTCTGCAGCAGGCCATGGCGGATGAATCAGTACGTGGGGTGCTGCTGGATATTGACAGTCCTGGCGGGCAGGCATCCGGGGCGTTTGACTGCGCGGACATCATTTATCGTCTGAGGGAACAAAAGCCAGTCTGGGCTCTGTGCAACGACATGGCCTGTTCAGCGGCCATGCTGCTGGCTGCCGCCTGCTCACGGCGTCTGATCACCCAGACCTCCCGGACAGGTTCGATCGGCGTGATGATGGCCCACGCCAGTTTTGCCAGCCAGTTGGCGCAGGAAGGGGTAGATATCACGCTGATTTATTCCGGTGCCCATAAGGTTGACGGTAACCAGTTTGAAGCACTGCCGGAAGAAATTCGCATGGACTTCCAGCAGCGCATTAATACTGCCCGCCTGATGTTTGCAGGAAAAGTGGCAATGTACACCGGCCTGCCTGTGGATGCAGTGATGGCGACGGAGGCGGCAGTTTTCGAAGGCCGGGCAGGCATTGATGCCGGACTGGCGGATGAAATGGTGAATGCGGCAGATGCTGTCAGCGTGATGGCAGAAGCCCTGCACAGTCATAAAACAGGAGGCGCTATGCCTGAAATAACCACAGCAGAAGCTGTCGCGCAGGAAAACCTGCGCGTGACGGGGATCCTGACGTGTCAGGAGGCGAAAGGGCGTGAAGAGCTTGCCGCAGTGCTGGCAGGTCAGCCGGGGATGAGTGCTGAACAGGCCAGAGCCATCCTGTCTGCGTCCGCACTGCAGACGCCGGCACAACAGGTACTGACCGAAGTTGACAGAATTATGGCCTGTGATGAGGCGCTGGGGCGTGAGCAACTGGCGGCCACGCTGGCTACGATGCCGGAGATGACCGCAGAGCGCGCCCGCGTGATCCTGGCTGCAGCGCCAGTAAAGGCTGACGGACCTTCTCTGCACGAGCAGATTCTTGCGCTGGAGGAGGCGAAAGGACTGGAATCGCAGGCCGAAAGAATTGCTGAAACGCCGGGAATGACCGTGGAGCAGGCCCGTCTCATTCTTGCAGCTTCAGCGGACCGTGATGAGGGGGTGTCTGCTGCCACCACGGCAATGTTTGAGCGCTTTATGGCGGCACACTCGCCGGCTGCAGTTCAGAGCGGGCAAGACGGCATGAACGATACCGAAGAGAAGATGCTGCTGGGTATGCCGGGAACAGAGTGTTAAGACGAGGTAAAAATCATGACCATAAACACTATTACTGAACAGCGCACGGAAGTGCGTACTTTTGCCGGAAACGATCTGGCGCATACCGCAACCGGCGCCAGCGGGATTACCACTGCCACGTTGGCACTGACGCCACTGATGCTGGATGAGACCAGCGGAAAACTGGTGGTCTGGGACGGGCAGAAGGCCGGAACGGCGGTGGGCGTGCTCGCCATGCCGCTGACCGGCGCTGAACAGGTGCTGACGTATTACAAGACGGGTACTTTTGCGACCGAATCCCTTCACTGGCCGGAATCGGTGGATGCGGTGAAAAAAGCCAACGCCTTCTCCGGCAGCGCGCTGGGTCATGCTGCACTGCCGTAATTCACCCCCAGGCCGCCGTTGTGGCCTGATTTATTATCTGATGAACAGAAAGGAACCTTGTTTATGGGATTGTTTACGACCCGACAACTGCTCGGCTACACCGAACAGAAAGTGAAATTTCGTTCGCTTTTTCTGGAGTTGTTTTTTCGCCGTACGGTGAATTTTCATACCGAAGAAGTGATGCTGGACAAAATTACCGGAAAAACGCCGGTGGCGGCCTATGTTTCCCCGGTCGTTGAAGGAAAAGTGCTGCGTCACCGTGGCGGGGAAACCCGCGTGCTGCGTCCGGGCTATGTCAAGCCGAAACACGAATTTAACTACCAGCAGGCGGTGGAGCGTCTTCCTGGAGAAGATCCGGCACAACTAAATGACCCGGCTTACCGTCGTCTGCGTATCATCACCGACAACCTCAAGCAGGAAGAGCATGCCATTGTGCAGGTGGAGGAGATGCAGGCGGTTAATGCAGTGCTTTATGGTCGGTACACCATGGAGGGGGAGCAGTTTGAGATGGTGGAGGTGGACTTCGGACGTTCTGCCGGGAACAACATCGAACAGGCGGAAGGGAAAAAATGGTCACAGCAGGACCGTGACACTTTCGACCCGACCCACGATCTCGATCTGTACTGCGAACAGGCCAGCGGTCTGGTAAATATCGCCATTATGGACGGGACCGTCTGGCGTCTGCTGAATGGCTTTAAGTTGTTCCGTGAAAAACTGGATACGCGACGTGGTTCGAGTGCGCAACTTGAAACCGCGCTGAAAGACCTTGGCGCGGTGGTCTCCTTCAAGGGGTATTACGGCGATCTGGCTATTGTGGTGGCAAAAACCGCATATGTGGCGGCGGACGGCACGGAAAGGCGTTATCTGCCGGAAGGCGCTCTGGTGCTGTGGAATACGGCTGCAGGTGGTATTCGCTGTTACGGTGCCATTCAGGATGCGCAGGCGCTAGCCGAAGGCGTGGTTGCCTCATCCCGTTATCCCAAGCACTGGATGAGCGTGGGGGATCCGGCACGCGAGTTCACCATGACGCAGTCTGCGCCGCTGATGGTACTACCGGATCCGGACGAGTTTGTAGTGGTGATGGTGAAGTAATCCGAGAGGGGGGCGATGCCCCCCGTTTGGTATTCAGTTGGGGGCAGATATGGCAACGAAAGAAGAAAACCTGCAGCGTCTGCGGGAACTGGCAGGGAGGCTGGAACGTGAGCCGGATGTTTCCGGCAGTGCGGCTGATATTGCGCAGCGTGTGGCGGAATGGGAAGAGGAAATTGCAGCATCCGGCGAGGTAGCCACGACAAAGGATAAGCAGGTGATTGAACAGCCGCCATCAGGGGGGCAGGTGATACAGAATAATGGCACGTTACCCGATGAAATGGTCACGGTCAGGACGCTGACATGCCTTCATGTTAACGGGTACGCTGCGGGAAATGGCATGCCCATAGAACTGCCCAGTCCTGGAATGCGGATTCGGGTATCGCCATCGGTGGCGGAAACCCTGGTCGGGCAGGGAATGGCGGAATATGCCTGATTTTCAGAATGCTTTTGATGCGGCGCTGGTCGGCGTGGACTGTACCATTGTGGAAGTTATGGGGATCTGCGCTCAGGTCACTTCCGGCGCACAGAGCGGTGGGGAACTGCGCGGGGTTTTTGATGATCCTGAGTCGCTCGGCTTTGCCGGTGGAGGCGTACGTATTGAGGGCTCCAGTCCGTCCCTGTTTGTCCGCTCAGAAACGGTGTCGTTGATGCGGCGTGGTGACACGCTGCATATCAACGGTGAGCTGTTCTGGGTGGATCGTATTTCGCCTGATGACGGGGGAAGCTGTTATCTCTGGCTGAACCCGGGACAGTCTCCTGCCGGAAACCGTCGCCGCTAAACGGAGGGGATATGCATATACGGGGACTTGAACAGGCGGTGGAAAACCTGAGCCGAATCAGTAAAACGGCGGTACCGGGCGCGTCAGCGATGGCTATTAACCGTGTTGCCTCAACGGCGATATCGCAATCGGCATCACAGGTTGCGCGTGAAACCAGAGTCAGGAAAAAACTGGTCAGGGAAAGGACCTGGCTGAAAAAAGCAACGGTCAAAAATCCGCAGGCAAGAATTACGATTAACCGGGGGGATTTGCCAGTTATTAAGCTGGGGAATGCGAGGGCTGTGTTGTCACGCCGGAAAAAAGGGCCACGTTCCTCCATGAAAGGTGGCAGTGTTCTTGTTGTGGGCAACCGTCGTATCCCTGACACCTTCATTCAGAGACTAAAAAACAAGCGCTGGCATGTCATGCAGCGTGTGGCCGGGAAAAATCGTTATCCCATTGATGTGGTGAAAATCCCAATGGCCGTGCCGCTGACCACGGCATTTAAGCAAAATATCGCACGTATCCGGCATGAACGGTTGCCGAAAGAGCTTGGTTATGCCCTGAAACAGCAACTGAGGCTGGTGATAAAACGATGAAACATACAGACATACGGGCGGCAGTGCTGGATGCACTGCCGCAACAGGATGGCGGGGCGACGCTTTTTGATGGTCGCCCCGTTGCTTTTGATGAGACTGATTTTCCGGCAGTTGCCGTCTATCTGACGGACGCGGAATATCACGGGGACGAACTGGATACGGATACTAGGCAGGCAATTCTGCATCTTGAGGTTTTTCTTCCGGCGCAGGTGCCGGATTCCGAACTGGATATGTGGATGGAAAACCGCATTTATCCGGCGATGAACAACATTCCGGCACTGTCCGGACTGATTACCACCATGGTTCAGCAGAGCTATGACTACCGGCGTGATGACGACCTGGCGTTATGGAGTTCTGCCGATCTGACATATTCCATTACCTACGAAATGTGAGGATGATATGCCAACACCTAATCCTCTTGCGCCGGTCAAGGGCGCCGGCACCACGCTCTGGATATACACTGTGCAGGGCGATGCTTTTGCAAATCCGCTTTCTGATGACGGCTGGACACGGCTTGCCAAAATCAAGGATCTGACACCGGGTGAACTGACGGCAGAATCCTACGATGACAATTACCTGGACGATGACGATGCTGACTGGGTTTCCACCGGGCAGGGACAGAAATCGGCAGGCGACACCAGTTTTACCCTGGCATGGAAACCCGGCGAAACCGGCCAGCAGGATTTGCTGCGATGGTTTGATGAAGGTGAAGTCAGGGCCTATAAAATCCGATTCCCGAACGGCACGGTGGATGTGTTCCGTGGCTGGGTGAGCAGTGTCGGCAAGGCTGTAACGGCGAAAGAGGCCATTACCCGCACCATCAAGGTGACCAATATTGGCCGCCCGGCGCTGGCAGAAGACGGCGGCACCATCACGCCGGTGACCGGCATCACCGTCACACCGGCAACCGTTTCGGTAGCCGTGGGCCAGAATGTGTCGCTGACGGTAGCCGTTCAGCCGGATAACGCTTCCGATAAATCTTTCCGTGCATCATCTGATCACAGTAATGTGGCCACGGTGACCGTGAAGGACAACACTATCACAGTGAAAGGTGTGGCGAAGGGGGCAGCACTTATTCCGGTCCTGAGCAACGGCGGCGCTTTCGCGGCGGTTGCCTCCATAACGGTCACTGACTCGGCAGCAGCACCTGTCACATAATTTTTTCCGGAGTTAATTCATGTTTCTGAAATCTGAACCGTTTAACCACAACGGGCAGACGGTCACGCTCTGTGAACTGTCTGCCCTGCAGCGTCTTGAGCATCTGACATGGATAAAAGCACAGGAAGAGCAGGGGGGAGCGCAGGCCAGTGAACAGCAGGCACTGGATGCACTTATCAGGGAGGGTGCGCTGCTGGTTGCGATGTCGCTCTGGCATAACCATGAGCTGAAAGACGCATTGTCGTCCTCCCGTGAGGAGACCGACAGGATCCAGCAGGTGGTGCTGAACTCCTGGCCGGTGGAGGCCATTTCTTTAGCCAGGAATAGGGTGGCGCGACTGAGTGGGATGACCGGTCCGGCACATGAGGTGCCGCCTGAACCGGACCAGAACGTTGCTGAACCGGTAACGGCAAAAAAGCGTACGAAGGCGAGCTGACTTTTGCCCTGAAACTGGCGCGCGAGATGGGGAGACCTGACTGGCGCGCCATGCTTGCCGGGATGTCATCAACCGAATACGCCGACTGGCGCCGTTTTTACAGTACACATTTTTTCCAGGATGCGCAGTTGGATATGCATTTTTCCGGGCTGACGTACGCCGTGCTCAGCTTGTTTTTCCGGGATCCGGAGATGCATCCATCTGATTTCAGCCTCCTGCGTGTGACGGATAACGGGGAAGTAGAGGACGATGATGCGCTGATGCAAAAAGCAACATGCTGGTGTGCGTGGGGGAGAGCAGTTTGAATCCATCAGCCAGAGCGTGGCGCGTTTTGCTTCTGTATCCGGTGTGGAGGTGGACAAGGTTGCTGAAGCCTTCGGGAAGCTGACCACCGACCCGACGTCGGGGCTGACTGCGATGGCGCACCAGTTCCATAACGTGACGGTGGAGCAGATTGCGTATGTGGCACAGTTGCAGCGTTCAGGCAATGAGACCGGGGCATTACAGGCCGCGTACGAAGCCGCCACCAGAGGATTCGATGAGCAGACCCGCCGCCTGAAAGCGAATATGGGGACGCTTGAAACCTGGGCAGATAAGGTCGGCAGTGCGTTTAAATCCATGTGGGATGCGGTGCTGGATGCGGGGCGTCCTGAGTCATCTGCAGAAATGCTGAATAAGGCACAGCTGGCATTCGATGAGGCGGATAAAAAATGGCAGTGGTATCAGAGTCGCAGTAATCGGCGCGGAAAAACGTCAGCGTTTCTCTCTAATCTGCGCGGGGCAAGGGACGACCGCGAAAACGCCCGCCTCGGTCTTTTAGCGGCAACACTGCAGGCGGACCTGGAAAAAGCCAGTGAAATGGCGGCACAGGGTCGGGCTGAATCTGAAGTGTCACGGCTGAAATACACCGAAGAGGCACAGAAGGCTTACGAACGACTGCAGACGCCGCTGGAAAAATATACGTCCCGCCAGAAGGAGCTGAATAACGCCCTGAAAGCCGGGAAAATCCTGCAGGCGGATTACAACACGCTGATGGCGGCAGCGAAAAAGGACTATGAGTCGACGCTGAAAAAGCCGAAACAGTCAGGCGAGAAAGTGTCTGCAGGCGATCGTCAGGAGGACAACTCCCGTACAGAACTGCTGACGCTGCAGACTGAACTACGGACACTCCAGGCGCACGCCGGCGCGAATGAGAAAATCAGCCAGCAGCGCCGGGAGCTGTGGAAAGCGGAAAGCCAGTACGCGGTACTGGTGGAGGCGGCACAACGTCGCCAGTTCTCCGCACAGGAGAAATCCCTGCTGGCGCATAAAGACGAAACGCTGGAGTACAAACGCCAGCTGGCTGACCTGGGTGACAAGGTTGAATACCAGAAACGCCTGAATGAGCTGGCGGATCAGGCGGAGAAATTTGAGCAACAGCAGCGGGCAAAACAGGCTGCCATTAGTGCAAAGGGTCGTGGTCTGACGAACATGCAGGCACAGCGGGAGTCGGAAGAACAGCGGTTGCGCGAGGTGTATGGAGACAATCCGCAGGCGTTGGTGAAGGCAACAGGTGCGCTGAAACAGACATGGGTTTCAGAAGACCAGCTGAGTGGCAGCTGGACAGCCGGGGTGAAATCAGGCTGGAGCCAGTGGGCTGAAAGTGCGATGGACAGTCTTTCGCAGGTGAAAAGTGTGTCCATGCAGACTTTTGACGGCATAGCACAGAATATGGCGGCGATGCTGACCGGCAGCGAACAGAACTGGCGTAGTTTCACCCGTTCGGTGTTGTCGATGCTGACGGAAATCCTGCTGAAGCAGGCAATGGCCGGAATGTTCGGGAGTGCGATCAGTGCCATTGGTGGCGCCATTGGCAATAAATTTGGTGGCGGCGCATCCGCTTCCGCGGGGGGCGCAATTGAGTCGTTTGCAGCAAATTTTCATTTTGCTACCGGCGGTTTTACCGGCAGCGGAGGGAAATATGAGCCTGCGGGGATTGTTCATCGTGGTGAGTTTGTTTTCACGAAAGAGGCAACCAGCCGTATTGGGGTGGGGAATCTGTACCGTCTGATGCGCGGTTATGCAGAAGGTGGCTATGTAGGCGGCGCAGGAAAACCGGCCCAACAGGGGGGAGGACAGCCGGTGGGTAAATTTGAGCAGAACAACCATGTGGTGATACAGAATGACGCCACGAACGGCAGTATCGGTCCGCAGGCGCTGGCGGTGGTTTATGACGTTGCCCGCCGAGCGGCAATGGATGTGCTGGCAGGGCAGCAGCGTGACGGCGGTATGCTGTCAGGAGGCCGGGGATGAAAACCTTCCGCTGGAAAGTGAGGACAGGAATGGATGTGACCTCGCAGCCGTCGGTCATGGAAGTGCGTTTTGGGGACGGATATTCACAGCGCGCTCCGGCGGGGCTGAATGCGGATCTGAAAATCTACAACGTCACGATGTCCGTGTCCCGTGATGACGCCAGACTCTTGGAAGCTTTTCTGGCAGAGCACGGCGGCTGGCAGGCATTTTTGTGGACGCCGCCTTATACGTACAGGCAGATAAAAGTGACGTGTGCTAAATGGAGTTCCCGGATAAATATGCTGCGCGTAGAGTTCAGTGCTGAATTCAGGCAGGTGGTGAACTGAGGAGACATTATGCAGGAACTTCATCAGGAAAGTCTGAACGAGACCACAAAATCTGAGCAGTCAGCCCGCGTTGTGCTGTGGGAAATAGACCTGACGGCACAGGGAGGAGAACGCTTTTTTTTCTGCAATGAGCAGAATGAAAAGGGTGAGACGGTCACCTGGCAAGGGCGGCAGTATGAGCCATATCTTATTCAGGGCAGTGGTTTTGAGATGAACGGCAAGGGAAGCAGCGCACGCCCGTCGCTGACCGTCTCCAATCTGTTCGGTCTGATAACTGGTCTGGCGGAGGATTTGCAGAGTCTGGTGGGGGCCACGGTGGTGCGTCACCGGGTGTATGCTCGTTTTCTGGACGCGGTGAACTTTGTGGCCGGTAATCCGGAGGCCGATCCAGAACAGGAGGTTACGGATCGCTGGCGTGTGGAGCAGTTGTCAGAACTGACCAACTGTCAGGCAACCTTTGTGCTGGCGACACCGGCAGAGACGGATGGCGCGCTGTTTCCCGGTCGTATCATGCTGGCAAACACCTGTCCGTGGGATTACCGGGGAGAGGAATGCGGGTATAGAGGCCAGGCAGTGGCCGACGAGTTTGATAAACCCACCACGGATATAAAGAAAGATAAATGCAGCAAGTGCCTGCGCGGTTGTGAAATGCGCGGGAATGTGGCAAACGGCGGTTTTTTCCTTTCGATCAATAAACTTTCGCAGTAAACCCCATGAAACAGACTGAATCAGCCATTCTGGCACACGCACAACGGTGTGCGCCGGCGGAGTCGTGCGGCTTTGTAGTGAGAAAAACGGAGGGGCCGCGCTATCTTCCCTGCGTGAACATTTCCGCAGAGCCTGAGGCATATTTCCGGATGGCGCCGGAAGACTGGCTGGAGGCTGAGCGGGAAGGTGAAATCCTCGCGCTCGTTCACAGCCATCCAGGCGGAATGCCTTATCTGAGTGAGGCAGACAGACGGTTACAGGTCCGAAACGGTCTTGACTGGTGGCTGGTCTGCGACGGGAAGGTCCATCGTTTCCGCTGCGTGCCACATCTGACCGGACGCCATTTTGAACACGGGGTGACGGATTGTTACACCCTGTTCCGGGATGCATACCACCTGGCCGGGATTGAGATGTCGGATTTTCACCGGGAAGATGACTGGTGGCGAAGCGGACAGAACCTGTATCTGGACAACATGGAAGACACGGGGTTTTACCGGGCGGCACCATCAGCGGCACAGCCTGGGGATATCCTGCTGTGCTGTTTTGGCACATCGGTGCCTAACCATTCCGCTGTTTACTGCGGTGGTGGTGAACTGTTGCATCACATTCCTGAGCAACTGAGTAAACGTGAGAGGTATTCAGAAAAATGGCAACGACGGACACATTCAGTCTGGCGGCATTGCCGGTGGCGTGCATCTGCCTTTACGGGGATTTGCAACGATTTGGTCGCCGCTTCAGGCTGCAGGTAAAGGATGCGGCTGAAGCCATTCGTGCGCTGTCGGTTCAGTTGCCGGGATTCAGGCAGAAACTGGTATCAGGCTGGTACCGGTTGCGCATTGCCGGGCGGGATACGTCGGAGCAGGACCTCCATGCCCGGATGCATGAGCCGCTACGGGACGGTGATGTCATTCATCTGGTTCCTGGGACTGAAGGTGCGAAAAGTGGTGGCGTCTTTCAGGTTGTGGCGGGGGCCGTACTGACGGTCGCGGGGGCGGCAATTAGCTATTTCAGTGCCGGGACCCTGTCGACATTCGGGGCAGGGATGATGAAATTTGGTTCAGCAATGCTGATTGGCGGTGTGGCGCAGATGCTGGCACCAAAACCGAAAGTGCCGGAATACAACAGTGCTGATAACGGTAAGCAGAACACGTACTTCTCCTCTCTGGACAACATGATTGCCCAGGGAAATCCGGTTCCGGTGCCTTACGGCGAGATGCTCGTTGGCTCCCGGCGTATCTCCCAGGATATCAGCACAATGGATGAGGGCGGAGATGGGAAAGTGGTGGTCCTGGGGCGGTAAAGGTGTTGTTCCCGGGAAGGTTCGGTACGGGGAACAACAAGCGGTGTTCAGGAAATACACACGTATGAAAATCGCATAGCTTCTTCACACAAAAAGACAAGACCAGATAGTCATAAAACACGAATACATTCATTTTTGTATCGACCTGAAGTGCCTTCCGGCACTTTTTTTATGTCTGTTGGACAGGGTGAGGTAAAAATGGGAAAAGGCGGCGGAAAAGGGCACACGCCACGCGAGGCGAAGGATAACCTGAAATCCACGCAGATGCTGAGTGTCATCGATGCGCTGGGGGAAGGCCCTATTGAGGGGCCGGTTAACGGCCTGCAGAGTATTCTGGTGAATAAAACACCCCTGACAGATCAAGACGGTAAACCGGTGGTGCATGGTGTGATCGCCGTCTGGCGGGCCGGGGAGCAGGAGCAGACACCGCCAGAGGGGTTTGAATCATCTGGGGCTGAAACCGTCACGGGTGTGGAGGTGACAAAAGCAAAGCCGGTTACCCGCACTATCACATCAGCAAACATTGACCGGCTGCGGATGACCTTCGGGGTTCAGAGTCTGGTGTCGATGAACAGCAAGGGGGACCGCGATCCGTCTTCCGTCAGGCTGCAGGTACAACTACAGCGTGACGGCACCTGGCAGACGGAGAAGGACATCACCATCACCGGAAAGACCACTACGCAATACCTGGCATCCGTGGTGCTGGATAACCTGCCGCCCCGTCCGTTTAACGTCAGAATGGTCAGGGTGACGGAAGACAGCACCACGGATACGTTACAGAACAAAACCCTGTGGTCGTCCTACACCGAACTCATCGATGTGAAACAGTGCTACCCGAATACCGCTATCGTGGGACTGCAACTGGATGCCGAACAGTTCGGCAGTCAGCAGATGACGGTGAATTACCATATCCGGGGACGTATCATTCAGGTGCCATCCAACTATGATCCGGAAAAACGGGCATATACCGGTATCTGGGACGGCACATTTAAGCCGGCATACAGCAATAATCCGGCATGGTGCCTGTGGGACATGCTCACCCATCCCCGTTACGGGATGGGGAAACGACTTGGCGCGGAAGAGGTGGACAAATGGGCGCTCTATGCCATTGGACAGTACTGTGACCAGATGGTCCCTGACGGCTATGGTGGTACCGAACCCCGTATGACCTTTAACGCTTACCTGGCACAGCAGCGCAGGGTCTGGGATGTACTGATGGATTTCTGCTCTGCCATGCGTTGCATGCCGGTATGGAACGGGCAGACGCTGACATTTGTACAGGACCGGCCATCGGATGTGGTCTGGAGCTATACCGCCGGCAATGTGGTGACCGGCGAAGATGGGGTGAGTTTTCGTTACAGCTTCAGCGCACTCAAGGACCGACACACGGCGGTTGAGGTGAATTACGTCGATCCGCAAAATGGCTGGCAGACGTCGACAGAGCTGGTGGAGGATCCGGCGGCCATCGTGCGCTACGGACGCAACCTGCTGAAGATGGACGCTTTCGGCTGCACCAGTCGCGGGCAGGCCTGTGGGTGATACAGACAGAGCTGCTGGAAACACAGACTGTGGATTTCAGTCTGGGGGCGGAGGAACTGCGACACACGCCGGGAGATATTTTTGAAATCAGTGATAATGCATATGCCGGGACGGTGACCGGCGGGCGAATTCTTGCCATTGATACTGACACCCGTACGCTGACCCTGGACAGAGAGGTGAGCCTACCTGAAAACGGCACCGCCACGGTGAATCTGATATATGGCAGTGGCAAACCGCAGACTGTGGATATCACCGGGCAGCCGTCACCCGACAGGATACAGGTCAGCACACTGCCGGACGGGGTGGCGGTACACAGTATCTGGGGGCTGGCATTACCGGGACTGCGCCGCCGTCTGTTCCGGTGTGTGGCTGTTCGTGAAAATGCGGATGGCATCTTTGCCATTACGGGCGTTCAGCATGTGCCGGAGAAAGAAGCCATTGTGGATAACGGCGCATCATTTGAACCGTTACCTGGTTCGGTGAACAGTGTCATGCCGCCGGCAGTACAGCATCTGACCGTTGAGGTGAATACTGGTGAGGGGCAGTACCTGGCGCTGGCGAAATGGGATACACCACGGGTGGTAAAAGGCGTGCGCTTCAGCCTGCGACTGACCAGCGGTAAGGGAACGGATACCAGACTGGTGAGTACTGCCATAACAGCGGATACAGAGCACCGTTTCAGCGGCCTGCCGCTGGGAGAGTACGCTCTGACCGTACGGGCAATAAACAGTTACGGGCAGCAGGGGGAACCGTCTTCGACCTCGTTTCGTATCACGGCCCCGGTTGCACCTTCCAGAGTGGAGCTGACACCGGAGTATTTCGGGATAACGGCAGTTCCGCATCTGGCGGTCTCTGACCCGACAGTGCAGTTCGAATTCTGGTTTTCTGAAACAAAAATCACCGATTCCACACAAGTGGAGACGTCATCACGCCTCCTGGGAACTGGGGCATCGTGGAGTGTTTCCGGGACGAATATAAGACCGGGAAAGGATTATTTCTTTTATATCCGGAGCGTCAACCTGGTAGGTAAATCGGCGTTTGTGGAGGCTGTCGGGCGTGCGAGTGATGATGCGAAAGGATATCTGGATTTTTTCAAAGGGCTGATTTCAGAGTCGCATCTGGGGGAGAAATTGCTGGAGAAGGTGGAACTGAACCAGGATAACGCCAGCAAACTTGAGTAATTTTCGAAGGAATGGCAGGACGCGAATAAAAAATGGAACGCCATATGGGGCGTGAAAATAGAACAGACCGATGACGGAAAGCATTATGTTGCTGGTCTTGGCCTTAGTATGGAGAACACAGAAGAAGGGAAACAAAGCCAGTTTCTGGTTGCGGCAAACCGGATTGCATTTATCGATCCGGCAAACGGTAATGAGACGCCGATGTTTGTGGCGCAGGGGGACCCGGTCTTCATGAACGATGTGTTCATGAAATACCTCTCCTCTCCCACGATTACCAGCGGAGGCAATCCTCCGGCATTTTCCCTGACACCTGAGGGGATACTGACGGCGAACAACGCCACAGTAAGGGGAAATATTACTGCTACCTCCGGTACGCTGGATAACGTAACCATTAATCAGAACTGCCTTATTCAGGGAAAACTCTCAGTTAATCAACTGGAAGGGGATATCGTCAAAGCCTATTTGTTGAATGGTAGCAGTGTGTATCTGTCTCCCCAACCATTTAACCGGGTTATTTTTATGGCGGGCGGATATTATGCGTATCAAGAGTCTGAAAACACAAATACGTTATCCACCACGGACAGGACGGTATTCACTATAAATGGTGTCGAACAGCCATTGTATGGCAGTGGTGAAGCGCATTATCAGAACCGCTCAGGTCTGTTTGGCTATTATGATTTGCCTGCCAATAATCCAGTGACTGTTGATGCGTACACCTGGCATGAACAGCGACACTGGGATCATCGGGTTAACGAACCTTATCTGATACTGGTATTTAAAAACTGAGCGGGTAGTTATACACCGCCCTATAGACAGAGCTTGCCTGCTTCTTTTTTCGGGAGCAGGCTTTTTTATGGGGGAAATATGGCCGTTGAGATATCCGGAATCCTGAAGGACGGCACCGGAAAGGCGGTTCCTGACTGCACCATAGAGCTGAAATCATCGAGAACCAGCGCCACGGTGATTGTCACCACGGTCGCCGAACATCAGTCTGGAGAGACAGGCAGTTATTCCATGCAGGTTGAACCGGGGCGTTATCGTGTGACTCTGTTTCAGGAAGGGCGTCAGCCTGCTTTTGTGGGTGAAATTGAGGTGTCAGAAGTTGATAAGGCTGCAACTCTGAATGCCTTTCTGATGCGTGAAGCGGATGCGTTTTATTACCCGGACTCACTGAAAAAACTTGAAGAAGCTGCTGTTGCGGCTGTCCGCAGGGCGGAGGAGGCCGTAGGGAGGGCTGAAAACGCAGTTGGACCTCAGGGGCCGAAAGGTGAAGCAGGTCCTGCAGGTCCTGCAGGCGCGCAGGGGCCAAAAGGTGAAAAAGGAGACCCCGGGGGGCCGGTGGGGCCTCAGGGCCCGAAAGGTGACAAAGGCGATCCTGGTGAGGCCGGACCCGCAGGTCCGGCAGGAGTGCAGGGGCCGAAAGGCGACAAAGGCGATCCGGGACCTGGTGCTCAACAAGTCAGTGCGGGTGATATAGGTTCTCTGGTTTATGCCCAGTACGATGGCACAGCAAATTATGGAGCTAGTGTTGCAGGCAGTCAGCTACATCCTTCTTCTTCCTATAATTCACAGGTTGATTTTGGGAACTCAGCCGTCACCCTGTCAGGCACATGGCGCTGTCTTGGCTATGTAGGGATGGCCACCGGGATGACTCTATTTCAGCGTATAAGATGAACGAGGAGTAAAAATATATGGAGGAAACGGTAACGGGCGTCATTGCCGTTCGTAATGCTGCGTATAACGAAAATGGCGGGATAACCTGTGAGGTGCAGTTTGAGGATGCGGTGAATGAAAAAGGGGAACCTGTGTGGTTACCCTATACCGCCACGCAGACGGACAGATGTGCACACGGACAGGCATTATGGACAGGGCTGACCGGTGGAACATACGGCCAGGTCACAGCGTTTACGGTCACGAATGAGATGCTGGAGGCGGCAAAGGATGCTAAACGCGCTGAAATCAATCGCTGGCGTGATGCGCAGGAGAACATGGAATATCTGATGGAGTTTGATGGTCGTAAATGGGATTACGGTAAAAAGACGTTGGCTCGTATCAGTACAACGCGGCTTATGGCAGAAAAGAACACGCTACCGGCAGGATTCGCTTGGACAGATGGTGAGAACAATGTGGTTCCGGTGACGGCGGAAGGGATAATTTCCTTGGCAGATGCGATTGAGCAGGCGATGTTTACTAAGGGAGTGGAGATCAATACACGCCAGTTGCAGATGAAAGCAGAGATAGCTGCGCTGACAGAACTGAAGGCGATACGTGGGTATGTTGTTGGATGGTAAAAACATAAAAGAATTTATTATACTTAGATTATTCTCTAGGTGTTAATTAAATAATGTTGTAGGCCCTCATATCATGACTATAATCTAGAAAGAGACCTTGAGTATAATCATCACGAGCTTCATCTTTATGACTATAAATTTTGTTAAGCGCAGTCTGAAAGATACCTGCGTCATCATTTGGCACTGATAAGGCAATGCTATCAGCCTGAACAACAGGTGCTATTAAGAACATTGTGAATAACCCAATGCTGGTTAATGACTTATTCAT